CAAATCAACGGGGAGATTAGAACCGAAAAGGGAGGAGCTTTCTTTGTAATTCCGTATTGGTTGGGAGAGAAGTTGAAAGAAAAAGATATAAAAACTTCTGACGCTAAACAAGAAGTAGAGTTTTGGGAATCTTAAACCTTTTAAAAAAAGGAACAATAAAAATAAAATGGCAGTAAAAGCACGAATTCAAATAACATCTAATTATGTCTTAGACTTAAAGCATATTATAGGCTACTATATTGGGTACATTAATAATCAGACGGCAGATAGTGCAGAAAATTATTATGAAATGCTAAAGAATGATGCTACGATAGCTCATGCAATGCATTATCTAAGCCTTATGGTAGCTGGAGAAAAGCTTGTAATAGAAAGCGAAAACAAAACATTACAAGCGATTATAGAATTTGGGCTTAGCAGTATAAAAGATTTCGTACATGTTAGAAAATCTCTTGCCTACTCTGGGGTGCTTTTCGGGCTTGGAGTAATGAAGAAGAAGTGGAAATTAGAGAAATGGGCTGGAGTGCAATGGAAAGTGCCATACGAGATAAGAGAAATAGACAGGAGACGCTTAAGGCTAGAACAAAAAGAAGACAGTAAAACGGAATATCTATGGACGGTCTGGGCTCCAAAATATAATGAATATGTTATATTAGAAGACAGAAAAACAACTCCAAAAGCTGAATATGCCATGCAAGATTATATTTGGTATATCCATGAATATGAAGAAATGAATCCTTATTTTAGAGGATTCGGTGAGATTTTGTTTCCATTAGTATATATGAAAACAAAAGTAATTCAATACTGGGCTGACCTTTGCGAAAGCTGGGCAAAGCCATTCCTTGTGGCGATGATAAGCACTGCTAAGGCTGCATTCAACGCAGATTTGGGTGCGGGGCTTACAACTACTGCGAACAAAATTAACGAAATATTTGAAGCTTTTGAAAAGGCTAGAGCTAGGCACATGGTTGTTATGGACGAATCCGACAAATTGGAATATCACGAAAAAGGTTCAACTGGAAATAATATTATTCAAGACTTGCTTAATTATATTGATTCTAAAATTACGCTTCTAATTCTAGGGGCAGAGCTTACAACACAAAGCGAAGGTGCAGGGAGTTATGCGCTTGGACAGATACACAGAGGAGCAACACAATCTATCGTACAATACAATAGACTAAGACTTTGCGAGGTATTAGTTCAAGAACTTATAATGGATTTTCTATGGCAAAACAAATTCAATTTATTAGCTGCTGGCTTAGAGAAGTTTCCTCGAATACAAGAAATAAAAGTGCAGATACAAGTAGAGAGCGAGGAGATAAGGAAGCAAGCAGTAGAAGAGGGAGTTGCAGCAGGACAAAAATTGGGGAGTCAAATATGAGAAAAGAATTAGAAATAAAATTACAAAAAATCCAAAAAGAGATAAAAAAAAGAATAGGCTCAAATGAATTAAATAAATCCGATATAACAGACGATAACGAAGATTTTTTAGATGAAATTCTAAATGAAAGTAAAAAAAAAACAAAGAAAAAAACAAACAAAGAAAAAACAAAATTTTTCCATAAAGGGTGGTTGCAATTTTGGAGGCCTGCAAGTGAAAAAACTGCGGCAAAACATCCAGAAATGTACGAAAAAGTAAAATTAATAAGCGGCCCCAGAAAAGACCAAATGGTTTGGAAATTAAAACAGGAAATTCTAGATAGACCTGCTTCTACAAAAAGAAAAGCAACTCAAGCAGAAATAGATGATTATGATCCATTAACAAAAGAAGAAGATGAAGCAGAAGATGGGGGTTGGGGTGACCAAACAGAGGCAGAGGAAAGAAGAAGTAGACGTTCTATTTTAGATAGACTTTATCCCCCAGATAAAAAAACTAAAATAAAAGAAGCAACTAAAGAAGTAAAAGAAAATCTTGAAAAACTAAAAAGCGTAAAAGTCGAACGTATTTTGTCCGAAAAAAACATAAAAAAAGTAATGAAAGATTTTAAAATGTCTAAAAAAATGCAAGCTATTTTAGAAAAAACCAACATGAAAACAGAGGAAATACTTTCTTCTTTCATCTCTGACGAGCTTGTTTTAAAAGGCAAGATAAAATTTAAATTGTTGCCTTATGGTAATGATGGGGTGACGCTTAAATATAAAGCAATTGATAAAGCAGCAGATAAAGAAGTTGACATTGAAAGATCTTTTTCTCTTAATCCAAAAAAAAAGGATTATGATTTTTTGGAGCAAGAAAGAAAAACAGCAGAGCATTCTTTGTTTTATCTTTCAGAAGAGCTGGGATCTACTGGAATTGGAAAAAAAATATTAAATAAAAGTATTGATTTTTATGACAAAATTGGGATAGAACGTATTGAATTAGATGCGGGGTTAGCAGTTGGTAAATATATCTGGGCCAGAGTAGGATTTGAAACAACCGATGAATACATGGAAAAAAGCATTGTTCGAGACTTTGAAGATTTGGGATTTTCTGGAATTAAAGATTTGCATGATATTGCAAATAAAACGATAACAAAAAAAGAATACGAAGAAAAATATTCAAGAAGCTTTAAGCTTCCAAAACATGCTTATAGTGGATTTTTACACCCACAAAAATTAAAAAATACTTTTTGTGTTTCTGGAAATAAGATAAAAATAGGAAAAGCATACATGTTAGAATTGAAACATATGTTACCAATGAAAATAGATCTTAATTCAGAAAGAGGAGAAAACTTTAGAAAATATGTAAAAGGGAAAAAAGATAAAAAAGCAAAAACGGATATTCCTAAAAAAGAAACTTTTAAAAAATTTAGAACTTTAGAAGGATTAAAATTAGCTTATAAAAGAAGTTCTAAAAAAGTAGATATAGAAGAATATAAAAAGAAACACTTAGTTAAGGCTTAATAAGGAGCTTTAAGTTGAAAATAAAAACAAAATACGCCTGGGAGAAACAAAAAAACGGGAAATATTCTATTAAAAATATTCCTATTTTTCAGTGTTTTGACGATCCAGATAAAGGGAAAGTAGACGATTTGACAGCGAAAGAAATCGTTGACAATTTCTATAAGGATGTAACAAATGGTTACTATCCGAGAACTCATATTGGACATCAAAACATAAAAAGCTTTGAAAATAAGCCAGGAATCGGATTTATAGATAACTTAAAATTTAAGTCTGGATTATTTTATGCTGACATTTCAGAAATTTCAAAAAATACTTTTAAAGAGATAAAAGACTTTAAATATCCTTATAGAAGTGTAGAGTATGATGGACAGGATAAAAAAATAACAGGATTAGCACTTTTAGAAAGTGTTCCTCCTTATTTTTCGTTCCCAATTTTAGCTATAGAAGATGGGAAATTTAGCAAGAAAAACAATTTAATGATTTTTTTTAAGGATGATCCAAATATGGAAGAAGAGATAAAAGAAGATGTCACAGGAGAAGAGCCTGTTACTGAAGATGTTGGCGAGGAAGTTGGCGAAGATAGGGAAGTCCAACTTGACAAATTAATAGCGATGATGCCTGTTTTTCAACAAATGATAGATTTTTTTGACAGTTTACAGGATGGTGAAATTGAAAAAGAAGAAGAGGAAGGAGAGGCTATGAATGAACCTGTCGCAATGCAGAAATTCAAAAGTGAGATGACCACAAAATTTGATAAACTTGAAAGTAAAATAAATCTTTTCGAAAAAAGAAAGGCAAATTTTGAGATAGAGGAAAAATTGCAGGAGATTGCAGAAAAAAATCCTTCTGTAAATTTAGAAGCAGAAAAGAAATTCTTATCAAAATTTAGTTCTAATGGAGACAAAAAATTATACTTACAAAAATTAGACATGCAAAACACAGCATATCCAGAGCATAGAATGACTCAATTTGCTAGGAATTTTGTATATGAGCCAAAAAATAAAACTTTAGAATTTTTTTCAAAAGAAGCTCCGGGAATAAAGAAAGTTGCAGCTTTGGCCTATAAAGATTATGAAGATACAATAAACCAAAGTAATGAAAAAGCTGCTAATGTTTTTTCTAAAAACTTTCCTAAAGTAGAAGATTATGTAATATATATGGTAGATATGGAAAAAGAAAATCCTGGTAATTTCCAGGCTGTAAAATATAAATAGAAAGGAATAAAATGGCTGATCCAACCAGTGTTTTAACAAGAAGTTTTAAGGATGATGTGTCTCGTTTTGAAGGCACAATAAAAAGTGCAGAAGCCTTAGTAATTGGTGGACTTATTGCCGTAAACCAAAGTACTGGAAAAGTACAATTTATGGACGACGCTCAATATTTAATGCCCGTAGGAGTTGCAGTAAAACAAAAAGACGGGGATAATGATAATTTAACAGGAGACGCAGGCGGTACTTATGGAGTTGTAACCAGAGCTGGGATAGTTTTAGAAAATGTAAGTGTAACAGGCGCAAGTGCAATAACAGACTTATTTAAGCTTGTTTATGCTACTGATGGGCAAGTAATGTCTCTTACGAGACCAACAACTGGGCTTCCAATCGGTTTTGTAAAAAAGTGGAATGCAACAACCTATTGCAACGTACAACTTTTCAGCTTAGAAGGACAAAGGATATTAAACAATATTCCTACTAAGAATATTATTTGTATCGGGAGAATCAATTCTCATTCCCTAGAAGCTAACTCTGCTGCTAATATGTTAGAGGTAGACATGCCACAGGCTTGTAATATAGAAGCTTTATATGCAAAAGCTGAAGCATTCGACACAGGTTTAGTGGCAGGTTCTTTAACTTTTAATTTAAAAATTGACGCAGTAGATGTAACAGGCGGAGTACTTACCCTAGCTTTTGGTGATGCTAACGCAGAGGGTGATTTAGCTACAAAGATAAGTGCAACTGCTATCACAGCGCTTAATAAATGTAAAACAGGAAGCGTATTACAATTAGAACGCGTAAATGGTGGAACAGGCTTTACAGCTAGTAAAGACGGATGGTTTGCCCTATATATTGAAATTACACCAATTCCAGGCGCTTAATAGAAAGGAAAAATTATGCCAGTTGTTGATAATACTTATTCGTTACGAGCAGGAGTGCTTAAGGATTTAATGGAAACTTGGAAAAACAAAGCTCCTGTTTTTGAAAAACAACAAAAATTGTTAGTTAAATTTTTGCCGTATAAAGCTTTAAGGAAAGCTAGTTTTGTGTGGAAAGAATCTTTACCTTTTCCCAAGCCTTGGCCATACGGGAAAGGACGAACTTATCAAACCCTAAAAGATAGGCTAATTCAGGTTTCTTATACACCTTATGAGCTATCTATCCCTTATAATTATTACGATTTAGAAGACGACCAATTAGGCGACCAAAAAACACATATAGAAAAAGCAGTAGAGCGTTTTTTAATGCTTCCAGATAAGTTTATTGCTGAATATTTAAATAGTTCAGCTTCTTTATTGCCAGCAATAAACAATGCTTATGATGGAGTAGCTTTATTTTCTACTACAGATGGAGATGGTTCAGATAGATTTTCTGCTAGTGGTGGAAACATAGTAACAGGTTCAGGAGGAGGGACAGCAGCAGCAGTATTGCACGATGTTTTAGCGGCACAAAGAAGATTCCTTACATTTAAAGACACTGCGGGGCAACCTGTTTTTTCTGAGGAAAATGTAACATTAGACAGATTAAGCGTAATTGTTCCAAACGCTCTTAACGAAGTGCTACAAAAAGCAACAAAAAGTGAATATATCCATATGGACACAGGAAGTATAACAGCCGAAAGCAATTTCGCTAAAGGTACGTTTAAATATCACCTTAATCCATATTTAACTGATTCTGTAGATTATTATGTCGCAGTAGAAGATCCATATTGGAAAGCTTTTGTATATAGAAGTCCAAAAGCGTTAAGGCAAATTTTTTCTGAGTTTTCAAATTCTGACAGAGCAAGAGAATACAACGAAGAAGCTCTTATGGCAGATCTTAGAGTAGGAATCGGTCCTTGGATCCCTTTTGTCTTTATAAAAATAAATAATTAGGAGAAAATATAAAATGGCAATAGTAGCTAAAGCAAAGATTCCACAAACAATGGAACACCAGGATTCTACTTATAGAAAGCCTGCTAAAATGCCAATTAAACAAGAAACAGAAAAAACAGAATTATATATCTGTGGAATTAAACAAAATGCACCTTTTGAAAGCTGCACTTTGTTAGGGATGAGCTTTCATAAGAATGTTTATCCATCTGAGGCAAGCTTAACTGAAAATATAGACAAAAAGTATCATAGCCAATTCTTAGCTTATGCTTTTACAGAGATGCAAGTTAAAGCACTAAAAAAGAGAGCAGAAGAGACTATAAAAGTTATATCTCCTCGTATTAACTCCAAATTTGACCCAAAAAAAGACACAAATAACGATAACATGGAGTATTTACCACGCTTAGAGTTCCCTACTTCTAAGTACTTGTTTATCGAAAAAGCAAAGGATTATAACCCAATAAGTGTAGAATTTAACACAATTGAAGAAAAATTGGGAGAAGGCGAGAATTTAAAAGACAATTTGTTCAAAGAGCAGGCAAAAAAACGAAAAAACGAAAGATAAAGGAATAAAATGGCTCTTGTAGACGAAGTAAAAACCAGATATGGAGGTTCTAGCTCTAGTATGTTAATTCAATTAACGAATTGGGATGCTACTGAAACGACTATAAACGAAGATGTTCTTCAGGCTGCTTGTGACGATGCTACTGGCATGTTTGAGGACATCACAGGGCTAACTTTAGACATTGCACAGAAAAACCATCTTTATATAGCAGCTCAGGCTGCTATATTGTTTTTAGAAGAGTATAAAAGTCGTGACTCTGGTATATTATCAGGGCGACGAAAGATTGTATTTGCCGCCATGAAGGGTATAAGAGAAAAGCTATATGTAACTGCACAAACCAATAGTAAATTGAAACCAAGCACAGAGTTATCTAATATTTTACCTGACATGGATAAAAATAGAGCAGCCTTTTCTGGTTATACTAAAAGAACGGTAATAGAAGAATATGCAGAGGAGGAATAATGGGAAAAATTACAGAATGCAGAAGCACGCTTGGAAGGCTTTCTACTACTCAAGTTACCGTAGATTTGCCTAAAAGTAGTGGAACTGCATTAGAAATAGATTTGAGGGTCAACGAATTAGCATGCGCTATTTCTATATATGCTACAGATCCATTTTATTGGACTATTTCAGAAACGGCAGCAGCAGCAGCTACAAGGCTTTCAAGCGAT